CCGCAGGGCAGTTACGAAGGCTAGTGACTAACGCAAAGTCCGAGTATGTCCAGTTGGAAGCGGCTAAGGATTTGTTAGATCGTGCAGGATATAAGCCGATAGATAGATCGCAAGTGCAAGTGGCAGGGGACATACGAGTCCAGATTGATTTGGCTTGAATCCTGCATTTCGTATGGCGGCTGTCGCTTAGTTTAGTTAGGGGGGGTCAAAACTTAGCTTACTGTCGTGTTAGTGTCTCTCTCCCTCGTATTTTTTTCTATCAAGGTTCGTTTTTCTTTTCAGAATTATTTTTTTATGCTAAAGGACGATTATGAGATATACAAAAGACCCAGAGCCTACTCCTAAAAAGGGCGATAACAAAACGGCTAAAGAGAAGTTAGAGAGCGAAGGCTATGCCCGCGAAGAAGTATCAGAATCCTAAAGGCGGTTTGAATGCCGCAGGTCGTGCTTATTTTAAGCGTAAAGAGGGTTCTAATCTAAAGCCGCCTGTTAAAGATAAGCCAAAGGCGGGTTCAAGGAGAATGGCTCGTAAGGTTTCCTTTGCTGCAAGGTTTGCGGGAATGAAAGGTCCAATGAAGGATGAAAAGGGTAGACCAACGCGCAAGGCTTTAGCTTTGAGGGCATGGGGTTTTAGAAGTGTTGAGTCTGCTAGAAACTTTGCAAAGAGGCATAAGAAGAAGTAATGCCTAGTTCTAAGAATTACATTCGAGATTATTCTTCTAAGGGTGAAGGCAAATACGATAAGTCACCTAAGAGAATGAAAGATAACCGCGCCAGAAAAAGGGCGCGATATTTGTTAGAGAAGTCTGGTAAAGCATCGAAGGGCGATGGCAAGGATGTTGATCATAAGAATGGCAATCCAAGAGACAACAGTAAGAATAATTTGCGTTTAGTTGGAAGGGCGCGTAATAGATCTATTAAGAGAAACAAAAATGCAGGAAAGGCATAGTTATGTGTTTTGGTGGTAAAAGTGCGGAACAAATGTATCAAGAAATGAAGCCTGAGCCTGTTCCTTTACCTTCATTATCTTTTGATTCGGTTACGGGTTCTAAACCTCAGTTTAAAGATGTTAAGAAACCTTCTACAAAAAGAAAAGGTATGACAAAACGATCTTCCCTTCTCAGCACTGAAGTTCAACCTATGGAATATTAAGATGTCTCAGAAAAGAATATCACTTCTTATTAAAGAAATAGCTGCGCTCGAAAAAGAACTTGAGTCGCTTAATCCTACATCAACACTCTTTCAGAAGCTTAAGCAGGGTATTCGATACGGACTAAGTAGAGATAGTAAAGTACATAAAGGTAAATCAAACCCAAAACGACAAAAAATAATAGACGCTATAAAACGCAAAGAACAGCAACTAGACAAGCTGCAAGATAAAATGCCACAACCAAAAAAAGGAGATCCTGATTTTCCATGAGTACGGTTAATAAAGCAGGTAATTATACAAAACCAAAGATGCGTAAATCTTTATTCCAAAGCATAAAAGCAAGAGCTACACATGGTACGGCAGCAGGTCAGTGGTCTGCTCGAAAGGCTCAACTTCTTGCCAAGGAATATAAAAAGCGTGGTGGAGGATACCGATGAGAATAGAGTTTGCAAGTATAGGAATTATGGCAATTATTGTAAAAGAGCTTCAAATTCATGATATAAATTTTGAGTGCACAGTAAATGATCTTGGAGATGGAGTTATTTGGATAGAAAAGCTTGAGAAACATGAAGTCCTCGCAAAAATCGTTGCTTAATTGGGGCAAGCAAAAGTGGCGCACTAAGTCTGGCAAGAAGTCTAGTGAGACAGGTGAACGGTACTTACCTAGCAAGGCTATTGCTGCTCTTAGTGATGCTGAATATGCAGCTACAACCAGAGCTAAACGAAAGGGTAAGGCTGCGGGTAAGCAATTTGTGGCTCAACCGAAAAAGATTGCTCGGAAGGTAAAACAATATAGGAGTTAGTTATGCCTCAAGGAAAAGGAACTTATGGTTCACAGGTCGGAAGACCAAAAAAGAAAACAATGCTAAAAGGTAAGCAAAAAAACTTACCACCTGCTTTGAAGAAAAAAATTATGGAAGCGAAGAAAAAGTAAATGGCTTGGTATATAAAATCAACTGGTGAACTCTGGACAGGTCCAACACATGAATTACATGGTTTCACTTGGACTGAAACAAATCATATGAGCTACTCAGTAAAGCTCGAACAGGGTGATGAACCAGTTAAAGCACGAACAGAGAAGGGTACATTTAAATCAGATGACCCTTCTACGCCTAATGTTGATGAATCAAAGAAAAAACCTAAGAAGAAAACAAAATGAGTTTTGTTGATATGCTCAAGCCTGAAGAATTACGAATGCTTCGAGGTATTGTAAAAAAAGTTCATTTTAAACACTTTGATGAAAAGCATGGTGCTGCTTTTGTAACCAATAAAATGATTGATGGGGTAATAGATAATATTGGCCCTGATGTTGCGGAAGCAATGATAAAAGCGGGTGTTGATAAAGGCTTGCGGTAATGGAACTAACAGAAGTTGAAAAATCTGTTTTGTCTGTAATGATTCAATATGGACCTTCTTGGTTTTTTAGAGCTATAGATCCATCTACACCTACTTTAAACGGAAAAACAATATTTAGTTATACTAATGAAATAGATGGTAAAAATTTTTTATATCCATCTATAAGAATGAAAAATGGTAAATTAAAAGATTATGATGAAGAAGCTTTCAAAGAAGCAGTAGAAAATCAGGACTATGTAATTTTACCTGATGATGTAGACCCAGAATTTTTTTCTAAAACATTAAGTGATGTAATAGATAAGTTTAGAAAAAGATCTATCGATGGCAATTGATTTTTCATATAAACCTGATGGTGAAGTTTTAAAAACTTTTATGAAAGACAATACTTTTTTTCGTGGTATAAGAGGACCAGTTGGATCTGGCAAATCAGTAGGATGTTGTGTTGAAGTTTTTAGAAGGGCTTTGGAACAAAAAAAATCTCAGGACGGACTGCGAAAATCCAGATGGGCTATTATACGAAACACAAACCCACAGTTACGAACTACAACTATTAAAACATGGCTTGATTGGTTTCCCGAAAATGAATGGGGAAAATTTAACTGGTCAGTCCCATATACCCATAGAATTAAAAAAGGCGAAGTAGACCTTGAGGTTATCTTCTTAGCATTAGACAGACCCGAAGATGTAAAAAAACTTTTATCTTTAGAACTTACGGGCATATGGATTAACGAAGCAAGAGAAATACCAAAATCTATTATTGATGCTTGCACTATGCGTGTTGGTCGCTTTCCTTCTATGCGAGATGGTGGGCCATCTTGGACAGGAGTTATTGCAGATACAAATGCTCCTGAAGAGGATCATTGGTGGCCGATTATGTCTGGCGAAGTTCCAATTCCTGACCATATACCAAAAGAGCAAGCAAAGATGCTCGTAAAACCTGATAACTGGGAATTTTTTGTTCAACCGTCTGCAATGATTGAAGAAAAGAATGAGGATGGGGAAATAAAAGATTATATAGAAAATCCTATTGCTGAAAACAAAAAAAATATGTTGAAGTCTTATTATAAAAATTTAATACGAGGTAAGACTAAAAGTTGGATAGATGTTTATGTTATGAACAAACTAGGGTCTATCCAAGATGGAAAGCCTATATATCCAATGTTTGCATCTGAAGTACATATTGCTAAAGAAGAAATACCAATTGCAGCTAATTTACCTGTGTATGTTGGTCTTGATTTTGGCTTAACTCCTGCAGCAACTATTGGTCAAAAGGTAAGGGGTCGTTGGTTTATTCAACAAGAAATTGTCGCTATCGATATGGGAATAGTTCGTTTTGCAGAAGTGCTTCGGCAAGAACTAGCGACAAGGTTCTCCGCAGCATCAGAGGTAATTATTTTTGGTGATCCTGCAGGAGATTTTAGAGCGCAAACTGATGAATCCACTCCCTTTCATATTTTGCGCGGTGCGGGTTTGAGGGCTTTTCCCGCTCCCTCCAACTCTGTTGATCTTCGTCTTGAAGCTGTCTCTTCCCAGCTTACTAAGATGTCTGAAGGTAAACCCGCATTTTTAGTTGACAGAAGATGTTTGCAGTTAATTAAAGGATTTGAGGGCGGTTATCAGTATAGACGTATGGAAGTATCTGGTGAAAGATATTCAGATAAACCTGATAAGAATATGTTCTCTCATATACATGATGCTTTGCAATATATGTTGCTTGGAGCAGGAGAGGGTCGCGCTTTAATGAATACTCAAAAACCAATTAAACCTGTTATTGCAACAAGAAATTTTGACGTTTTCAAAAAAAATCGTATAAGTGTAAAAAAACAACCATTTTGGCAAAGGATGTAGATATGTGTTTTGGCCCATCAAAAGCAGAAAAAAGAGCAGCAGCAGAAGCAAGAATTGCTGCCGATGAAAAAAAACAAGAAGAAATAAATGAAAAAGCTAAAAAGAAAAAAGAAGATATTGTTGTTGCAATAAAAGAATCAAATACTGGTGGAAAAGGCACTGGTCGAGGTGGCAGTTCTTCAACAAGTACTAAATCATCATATGGTAGAGAATCTCTTATGATGGCAGCAGGTCAAGGTTCACAGGGATTTATGGGACGATATGACTAATGCACGATTTAGCTAAAGATAAATTAAAACGATATAAAAAAGCAAAAGCTTTTCGAGAAAAATGGGTCCCTCTATTTGAGGAGTGTTATGATTATTCTTTGCCTATGCGTCAATCATTTTACTATGAAGAAGCAGGTCAAAGGCGTGATGAAAAGATTTTTGATGAAACTGCTGTTGTAGGTGTTCAAGAATTTGCTTCACGATTGCAAGCAGGTATTGTTCCAAATTTTGCTAGATGGGCTGATTTAATAGCAGGAAGTGAAATCCCTAAAGAACAAAAAGAAGCTGTTGATAATGATTTAGATCAGATTACTGACTATGTTTTTGAGGTGTTGCAGAACTCAAACTTTAGTCAGGAAGTCCATGAATCTTTTATGGACCTAGCCGTTGGGACAGGTGTTCTTTGCGTTGAGGAAGGAGATTCAATAAACCCCGTGAATTTCCGAGCGATCCCTCTCCCTCAAGTTGTTTTAGACACTGGCCCCAACGGTGACGTTGATCACATTTTTCGAGAGCGTAAACATATTCGTTTTGATGATTTACCAATACTTTATCCAAAAAGTACATTTGATCAAAAAGTATTAAATAATATGAACTCTGATAAAGAAACAACTGTTCTTGAGATTGTTTGCAGAGATTATTCTAAGAAAAATCAAAATGCTTACTATCATTATGCTATCTGTATGGAAACAGATACAATATTACATGAAAAAAGTATGTCAGGTTTAGGATCAAATCCTTTTATTTGTTTTAGATGGAGTCCATCATCTGGTGAAATATATGGTCGAGGTCCATTAATAAATGCATTAGCAGCTATAAAAACATGTAATCTTACTGTTGAGATGATTTTAGAAAATGCTCAAATGGCAATGTCTGGAATTTATCAAATGGAAGATGATGGTGTTGTTAATCCTGATACAATAAATCTTGTTCCAGGAACTATAATCCCAAAAGCTATGGGATCGGCAGGACTTACACCAATAACTCCTGCAGGTAATTTCAATGTTTCTCAACTTATATTGTCGGATATGAGAACAAATATAAAAGAAGCATTGTATAATCAAATGTTGGGAGATCCAAATAAAACTCCTGCATCGGCAACAGAAGTTGCTGAAAGAATGGCTGACTTATCTCGAAGAATGGGCGCAGCGTTTGGAAGACTTCAGGCAGAACTTGTTCAGCCAGTTTTACAAAGAGTTATATATATTCTTAAAAAACAAGGTCGCATTGAATTGCCAACAGTTAACGGTAGAGAAGTAAAAATAAGATCTGTTTCACCTTTGGCTCAGGCGCAAAATAATCAAGATATAGCAACTGTTGGTCGCTTTTTAGAAATGGTCCAAGGAACTTTTGGTCAACAAATAACACCAATAATTATAGATCCTGAACAAGTTGCTATTTATTTAGCTAAAAAATTTAGCGTACCAGACAGTTTAGTGAGAGATGAAGAGCAAAGAAAACAAATACAAACAATGATGCAACAAATGGCAACTGAAGGACAGGGAGAGCAAATTGCAAACTAAGAAAGATGTTCCTTTTATGGGAATAGATGGGGTTCAACGCAAATCAGATATTGATGAACAAATAAGTCAAAATGTAGCTGAAATTTTTAAAACGCCAACTGGGAAAGAAGTTTTAAGATATTTAAGATCAATTACTATTGAACTTGTTCATGGACCAAATGTATCAACAGAAAATTTACGTCATGTTGAGGGTCAAAGATATATTGTTGGTTTGATTGAGCAAAGAATACAGCATGCACATAGGAGTAAAAATAAATGAGTACGGAAGAAGCTGTTGAAGTAGCAGAAGCTGATGGAAGAGATTTTGTTACTGAAGAAGATGTTCAGGCAACGGAAACACCAAGTAAACCAGAATGGCTACCAGAAAAATATAACACACCAGAAGATTTAGCAAAAGGCTATAAAGAGCTTGAAGCAAAGCTTGGAGCTAAAGAAGAAGATATTAGAAATGCTATTATTGAAGAGATTCAAACTGAAGCATTTAGTGAAAGGCCAGAAACTGTTGGTGATTATCAAGTTCCAGATATTATTGATAGTGATTCTGCAAATGATAATGAATTATTTCAATGGTGGGCTAATCATGCATTTGAAAATGGTTTTAGCCAAGAGGAGTTTGAACAGGGTATAAATATGTATGCTGAAGCAATACAAAGTAATGCACCTGATTTAGATGCAGAAGAAGCTAAACTTGGAGATAATGCTCACACTAGAATAGAAGCTGCTTCGATGTTTGCTCATAAAATGTTTAGCGAAGATCAAATTCCTGCAATAGAAAGACTTTTTCAAACTGCTGATGGAGTAATGGTTATGGAAACTATTATGGAAGCAATGAAAGATGGTAATTTTTCAGACGGCGCACAGCCAGTAGCAGGTAAAACCGAACAAGAGCTAAGGGAAATGATGAATGACCCAAGATACTGGAAAGACAGAGATCCCCATTTTATTAAAGAAGTCACAGAAGGATATCAGCAAATCTATAAATGAACCACGAATATTAAAACGTGGTGATTTTTATCTAACGTGTTTGCACTCTCATCATATTGATGAAATAGATATTACTCTTTCACCAGAGAATAAAAGGGAACTAAAACTTTTAGGGTATCCAACAACAAGAGCGGCTTTAGATTTGATGTATAAAGAGGCTCAAGCTTATGTTGTTAAAACAGAAGGCGGTCCGATCATAATGACGGGCGGCCTTTTATTTAATGAAGATCAAGATATCCCTCAAATGTTTGCAATGTTTTCGAATAATGCATTTCAAAATTTTACTTTACTAGCAAGAGGTTCAAGAATGCTATTAGAGTATTTAACAAGTTATCATCCAAAGTTAAGTATGACTATTTTGGGTGATTATGATGGTGTGAAACGATGGGCTGAGTGGTTAGGTTTTGAGCCTGTTGGTGTTTTTCATATAAACGAAAATAAATATATTGAATTTATTTATTGTAATTTAAATGAAAATTGTGTTTATGATGAACCACAACGACCCGTAATACACTGATTGGCCCGATAGGATACCCAAGTTGAAGTAGAAAAACGGATACTCGTCGAAACCAGAAACTTCAATTAAGGACTGAAAAATGGCAAATACAATAGACCAAGCCTTTATCAAACAGTTCGAGACAGAAGTACACATGGCGTATCAGCGTATGGGTTCGAAACTTCGTAACACAGTTCGCTCTACAAATGTTACTGGCTCGACTGCGAGATTCCAAAAAATTGGAAAAGGCACAGCAAATACAAAATCCAGAAATGGTAATGTTACCCCGATGGATCTTGCACACACAACTGTAGAAGTCACTATGGCTGACTTTTATGCACCAGAGTATATCGACAAACTTGATGAGTTGAAAATTAATATCAACGAGCGTCAAGCTGTTGCTCAATCTGCTGCTGCTGCTCTAGGTCGTAAGACTGACGAGATTATTACAACAGCAATGGATGCAGGTGCAAACTCAACTCAAATTCATGACACAAGTTCTGCTTTAGAAAAAGCAGATCTTCTTTCATTGTTTGAGACTTTTGGTAATGCAAGCATTCCTGAAGATGGTCAGCGTTATCTAGCAATGTCACCTGCAGGTTTTGCAGACTTGTTTGCAATCAATGAATTTGCATCAAGTGACTTTGTTGGGCCACAAAATCTACCATTCGCAGGTGGTATGACAATGAAAGAGTTCTTAGGCTTTAAGATCTTTTCAACGTCTGCTGTCGCAGGTGGTAAAAACTTCGCATATCATACAACGGCTGTTGGCCTTGGCATTAATGCTGATGTTACAACAGAAGTAAATTATATTGCGGAAAAAGTATCACACTTAACCACATCTATGATGTCTATGGGTTCTGTCGTTATTGATAACGAGGGTATCTATGAAGTCTTAGATAATAACTAGGAGGGTTGAATTATGGCTTATAGTGCAAGTGGTTTAACCCGCATTGGCGGTGACTCAAACGGAAGCTTATGGATGTATCGTTCAGCCGATGCTATAGCGACTGTTCGAGCATCTGGATATTTCAATAGTGCAGCAAGTATGTTAGCTGTTCGTGATGTAATTATTGTAGCTGATACAAATACACCAACAACTAATTTATGTACTGTTTTATCTAATACTGGTACTGTTGTTGATTGTTCAGATGGAACAGCAATAGCAGAAACCGATACTGACTAAGGGATGGGGGCTTCGGCCCCCAACTTTCTATGCCTACAGTTGCAGATACACCTATAAAAATTTGCTCGAGAGCTTCCGTTCTTATTGGTGGAAATGATATTCAATCATTTGTTGATGGAACAACAGAATCACAAGTTGCTGATGCTGTTTACGAAGATATAGCAAGAACAGCTTTAACAAATACTCGTTGGAGATTTGCTTCAGATCAAGCTGTTTTAAATAGATTAGAAGAAGCACCAACAGGAAGATTTGATGCTGCTTATCAATTACCGTCAAATTCAATTATGGTTCATGCTGTAACTATAAATGATGTTGTTATTAAATATAACACATATGGTAGTAAAATATTTTGTAATGCTTCTTCTTCGGATGAGGTAATTGCTGATTTTAATTTTAGAGCAGATGAGAATACTTGGCCTCCTTATTTTACTTTAGCTGTTCAATATATGCTTGCAGGAGCTTTTGCTGTTTCTTTAGCAAGAGATGCACAACTAGGTCAGCTAATGGATGAAAAAGCCTTAATATATATGGCACAAGCTAGAAGGCTTGATTCACAACAACAAACAACAGTTAAGCTTAATACATCGAGGCTCATTGCACAAAGGCGTAGTTAATGCAAAAAGTAAGAGTTGCACAAAACAGCTTTCAGTATGGTGAGGCAAGTGATTCATTAATAATGAGAACAGACAGCCAAGTTTATAGAGGCTCTGCTCAATCTCTTCAAAATATGGTTGTTATGGCAGAAGGCTCTGTAAAGAAGCGTTTTGGTTTAAAACATATTTACGATTATTCTATTACTTTTAATTCGTCTTATCCAGAGCAATCTCATTTAATGCCTTTTGTTTTTGATTCAAATGAAGAATATATTATTTCTGTAGAGCATCAAAAGTTAAGATGTTTTCGGTTGCTTACAAATGGAACGATAAGCTTAGTTGCTACTATTACTCAAGATGTAGACTCAGCAACTTTGCCATTTGATAGAGAGTATTTGCAAGAATATACATATGCACAGTCAGGTGATGTAATGTGGATTTGTCACCCATTATTTGCACCAAGACTATTAGTTAGAACAAGTTTGACTGCATTTCAGGTGGAAACATATTCATTTGACAAAAGTGCAGATAACAAAAGAAATTTTCAACCATATACAAGTTTTCATGCGGCGGGTGTAACTTTAGATCCAAGTGCAACAACAGGAAGCAATGTAACTTTAACAACAAGTGCATCATATTGGGATACAACTGGTTCTCAAAGCGGAAGTAATTATCCTAATTCAAAACATGTTGGAACTATTGTAAGGTATCAACAATCTGAAATAGAAATAACAAGTGTTCAATCTGGCACTCAAGCCAAAGGAACAATAACAGATGAATTAAAAACAAGGCTTTCTGTTTTAAATCCATTTCGAACAATTGATGGAAGCACAACTGTTGAAGTAACGCATATAAATCATGGGTTTTCAGGTAGTGAGTCAATAACGATAGAAGAAGCATCTGCAACAGGTGGTATATCTGCTGCTAATTTAAATGGTTCAAGAACTGTTGGCGATATTATTGACCAAAATACTTATCAAATTACGGCAGGAGCGGCAGCTACAAGTGCAGAAGATGGCGGGGGTAGAGTCAAAGTTGTTTGTCATGCCCCCACATCGGATTGGGATGAGCAAGCTTATTCTGCAAAACGTGGTTATCCTGCGGCTGTAGCTTTTCATGAAAATAGATTAGTTTTTGGCGGAACAATAGCAGAGCCAGATACTATTTGGATGTCAAAAGTAGGTGAATATTTTAATTATGATGTTGGTGATGGTGCTGATACTGACTCAATAGTTTTGACTGCTGCAACAGGTGATGTAAATGAAATACGATATTTAAAATCAAATAGAGATTTGCAAGTTTTTACAAATGAAGCCGAACTTTATGTTCCAACTTATTTAAATCAAGCAACAACACCAACTAATGCACAAATAAGAAAGCAAACAACATATGGTTCAGCGTTTGTAATGCCTCATGTTGTAGATGGCGCAACTATTTTTACACAACAAAATGGAAAAATTGTAAGAGAATATATTTATACTGATTCTGAAGATGCTTATACATCGGTTGCTATTTCTACTATATCAAGTCATTTATTCCAAAGCTCACCAAAGTATTTAGCTGTTGCTAATAGTGGTTTTGATTTACCTGATACTTACGCTGTGATGACATTAACTAATGGTAATTTAGCTGTGTTTTCTTCTAATAGAGTTGAAAAAAGAGCATCATGGGTAAATTTTACTGTAAATGGAAATTTTTCATCTGCTGTTGCAATTAAAAATAGAATTTTTATTAATGCTTATGATAGTGATAATAAACTACAGCTTTGTGAATTTAAAGATGATATAGGTTTAGATTTTTATTTATATGTTTCTGTAAGTTCAAGCCTTGCTGATGTAAGTGATTTGTATTCAAGCGGTGATGTTGTAGATGTTTTAGGTTTTAATGGCACTACAGAAGATTTTCTTGGTTCTTTTACTGTAAATGGTTCAAATCAAGTAGATATTACTGGTTACTCTGGATACACACATCTTTATGTTGGTAAAAAATTTGATTCTAAAATAATAACAAATCCTGTTGATGCTTCTTTTGGTTCTGGCCCATCAACAGGTGATGTAAGAGGAGTAACTAATATTGTTGTTGATTTTAAAAATACTAAATCAGCTAAAGTAAATACAAAATCAATGATAAATTATGGAAGTTTTACGGGTAAAAAAGAGTTCCGATCACTTGGATATGATCGTAACCCTCAAGTTACTATTGAGCAGAATGAACCACTTCCAATGCAAGTTAATGGTATTATAGCGGAGTTAATTATCTAATGGACCCAATGACTATAGCAGGAATGGCAAAAGGACTTGGATTTTTTATTCAAGGTATTGCTGCTAAAAATCAAGCAAGATTAGATGCTTTCAATGTAGAAACTGAAAGCGTTATGGCAAAAGCACAAGGTTTAAGAGAAGGCCGTATGCTTCTAGAACAGTTTGAAGATATATATAAAAGTAATTTTGCTTTTACTTTAACAAAATTAAATAGAAAAATTACTCCTGATTTAAAAGCTGCATTTGGTAAAGATAGAGATAATGTTGAGGATTCTATTTCTGATATTGATTTTATGACTTTTATAAATGAACTTGGATACAAACAAGAAATAGCTGCTACAAAAAGAAAAGGTAAAGATGCTTTTATGTCTGGTTTGTTAGCAATGGGTCAAACTGGTTTAGAAACATATCAAGATTATCAAGATACAAAACGAACAAGTCTATTAATTAAAAAATTAAGTAAAGCATAAACATGGCTATAAAAAGAATAGAAAAACAATCTCTTCTAGGACCGATTAGAATCAATACTTCTTCTTCTGGGGGAAGCTCGGTAGGTCAACAGATTGTTCAATTTGCTGATAATCAAAGGGATAGACACTATAAAGTTGCAGTAGCTGCTGCTGAAAACAGTGGCAAACTTTTAGCTGCTGAAGCTGATTTAACATCAATTTTAGATATTGATAAAAATACTGGTAAACCAGATATAATAAATCAAGCAATAAATTTAGGTACTTTTCAAAAAGAAGCTTTTGAAGGTGCTGTTTTTTTAAGATTTAAAAATGCTATTGAAGATAAAATAGCAAGTAAAGCAACTCAACTAACTGCAAAATACGAAAATGAAAAAAATGCTCCTGAATTATTTACTCAGGAATTTACAAGTTTTTTAGATGGTTTGGGTAGTGATACAACAGGTTTTTATAAACAATATATAGTAGATCGAGGCGGTAATTATTTAGAAGCCAAAAGAACAGATTTAGAAGTTGAAAGAACAAGACGTATATACAACGAAACTGTTGCTGAAAAAGAAAGAAAAATTGAACAAGATAAAAAATTATTTTTTCAAATAGGTTATAACCTAGATCATGCTGAATTTTCAAAACGTATTCAAGAACAAATAAACGTTTTACGAATTTATGAAAGAATAAATGTTACTGATAAAAAAGAAATTAGAGAGTTAAAAAAAGAATTTCGAAAAATAGCTGTTTCAGGTGCTATATCAAAATTATTAGAAGATCCTGATGTAGCAAAAGATGCTGCATCTATACTTCAATATTTCCAAAGCATGGGTAGCAAGAGTTATTTTAATATACTTAGTCCTACTGCTAAAGATGCTGTTAAAAAAATTAAAAATTTATACGGTAATTTTGCAGAAGTTAATTTAAGAAATTATTTGCAAATAGCTAATGATAATCTGCCAGTTTTTCAAAATGCAATAAGTATTGGAGAAACCTATCAAAAAATAGACGATGATAGGATGACAAGACTTACTGATTTAATGGAAGCTATAAATACTGAAACAGAAGAAAGTATTATAGTAGGTATTGATACAACAACTACAAACATAACAAAATTTATAAATGATGATACCTATTTGGTTTTAGGATCAGCAGGATCAATTACACAAATTCAAGAACGATTAAAATATTTAAATCTATTGCCAAGTCAACTTATGTCTTCTGAAGAGAGAAATGTTGAGAAACACAGAAAACTTCTTGCTGAAATAGAAAAAGCAAAAGATCAAATTGCAGAAGGTCTTGTTGTTAGAATGATGAGAACTTCTGATGGGCGTCAAAATGCAGAACAAATTGCTAATATTTTTCAAAGTACCGATTATACTGAAATTTCTAATTATATGCCATCTTTGCAATTTAATTTATTTAACGAAATAGCTGATAGTAATAGTGCAAAAGCTTTTGAAGAAATTGCAAAAGGTGTAAAAGATTTTACACAAGTTAATATTAATAAAATAGAAGCAGCTAAAGAAATAGAAGCAGTTAATCAAGCAAATTATTTAAAAAGATTAGCGGCAAGTAATTCTTCTAATTATGTAGAAATTGATTTACTAGCAAAACGCTTAGAAGAAATGCATAAAAACTCTTCTGATAAAATCAAAAAACAAATTGGTGAAGCTGTTAATTCTGTTCAAAGCTCAATAAATACTAAATTAAAAGCTTCTCAAGTTTTACAATTTACTGAACAATCTGAGAATATAATTCATAATACTGATTTATCGAATTATTTAGATAATATTGATTTAATCCAAAAAATTGGAACAGATTTAAATATTGATAGAGAGGCTATTTCAATAGCAATTCAACAAATATTTGATGAAACAACACAAGATAGACTTGCTATAGCTTTTACATCAAAACCATCACAGAGCAAAATAGATTTTTTAACAGCTTTGAAAGGTTTTACTGCTCCAGAAGGTGGGACTTTATCTAGTCAGCTTGATCCGCAACTTAGAAAAGAAATAAAAAGTCTTTTAAATGAAACAATAGAAGTTGGTGGTAAAATTTACAAAGTAGATCAAGAAAAAGTTAATAATCAAGTAACTAAAGCTCTTACAAATGCAAAAGAAGTATTTGAGGTTGAGCAAAGAAATAATAAAAAACGTGTTTTAATAGAAACTTTACAAAACGGAATATATACACCTAATTTACATACAAGTGCAGAAGGTAGAGAAACGCTTATTAATCACATTGAAGAGCAAACAGGCGGCGCAATCGATGAAAGAATATACACTCTTCGATTAGATGAAATACAACAAATGCCTGAAGAAAAGCAAATTAGAATTTTAAAACAGTACGAGCTTTTAAAAAATTCAGGATCATTAACATCTCATTATGAAGATGCTTTTAATCAATTAGTAAGAGGTGTTTTAAATGAAGCTGAAATGGCTGAGTTTTTTAGAAATACGAGAGAGCTAGCAATGACAGATGCTTCTGGTCGTTTAAATATGACTAGAGGAGCGTATGATTTATTAGGAAAAGAAAAAGCTACAAAACTCAAAGCATATTATCAAATATATAACTTCTTTCCTGCACAAAATAGAAATTCTGAAACTCTTAAAGTAATTAGAAGTGCAAATGAAACTCCGATGACTAATGAAGAGTTTAGAAGATTAACAAAAACAAAAGGCGTCTATGATTTACTTGATAGTATAGCAACTATACCAGATGAAATTATTCAAGAATTTGTTCCTGCTGCTGAATTGTTAGCCCCTATTTATCAAACAGATTTAAAAACTGTTTTAACAAATATGATAGATGCTCGTTTTATGAGTCATCCACACATGTATTCACCAATTACAAATTCTTCTTTAGTGCCTAATGATTTTGGAACAGACACAAGAAAAAATTTAAATCCATTATTTTATGCAGTTCAACAAAAAGTAAATGATTTAAATCAAGCTTTACCTGACGCTCAGTATTTCTTTGATCGACAAATTGACATAACTGTTGAAGATTTTGCGGCAGGACAAGCAATAGCCCCAATCCAATTATTTGATGATCTAGGTCAAGGTAACGAAACAGATTTAGCAGCTAGAATAAGTGCAGGACAAAAAAGAGTTTTAGTTGGGCCAACACTTCAATCATCAGCAAGTTTTCCTGAAGCTCAGTTATATGCAATTGTTTCTGCAACGGGAGCAATACAACCAATTCCTAATACTGTTTTTACTTTGCAAGATGAGTGGGTTCAAAACGCTTTTGCAGAATATGCAGAAAAACAAGCTGCTCTCAAAAAGCAACCGCCGCCTGTTATGATGTATTATTTAGGTAAGTTTTAAAATGGCTTATTCTTTTGCACCAGTAGCTGATGGACGTGTGCAAGCAAGACCGTCTACATTATCTGCCGCATATTCTCAAATAAGTCGTTATAAAGATCCTATTATGGCTATGCCACATTTTGTTCAGGATTGGTTTTCTGAAAGAGAACAGTTTGATCGAACAATAGAGCCTATGTTTAATGCTATAGCTGAAGATTTAAAACTTACAAAATCAGAATATTTATTTAATAAGAAAAAAGAATTATTTAGAAAAGACCTTAAAGATAGAAATGTTTTTCAGAATGTTACTTTTGGTCAGAACTTTACAGCCGCATTTTTAAATCCAACATCATATGTCCCTGTGTTCAGGGCATTGAAAGCAGGAACAATCTTAGGTGGTGCTACTAATTTTTCTTTGACTGCGGGTGCTATTTCTGCTGCTGAAGAGCTTCCTAGAGCTTTAGTGTACGATAATTATGATCCTCGAGAAGGTGCTTTTTATGTTGCTTCTAATGCTGCATTTGGTTTTGGTTTTGGTGGCGTTATTAAAGGAGCGCAAATTGCTATAACAAATGGCTTCGATACAACTCATAGAGCATTAAATTTGCATGCCCAAACAATTAGAGAACAAGAAATATTTATTAAAAAAGAAAAAGACTTAGCAAGATTATCAAAAAAAGTAAGAAATCAATATGCTAAACAGAGTGATAGTGCATTAAGAGCAAGATCTATAGCTATACATGGTCAAGCTATGGGCAAGCAAAAAATGATTGATGCTATATTAAGAGGAAATGCACCTGCTGGTTTTGACCCAAATCCTCTAGCTATTGAAACAATGCAAAGAGAAGTGGCTTCTCTTTTAAATATTAGAGATAAAATAAATACAGAATTAGGCGCAAGAAGATTAGACAAAGGTTTATCTAAAATTGATAATCCTTACAGTTTGGCAAAAAGTTTTTATGATACTATTGATATTTTACCTACGCCAATGAAAACAATATTGCGTAGAACCGCAAAATCAACTGATTCTAGAAAATTTAAAAATGCTTTAAATAATTTTCATAGAACAGCTTTGTTAATAGGAAATGATAGTTCACTTTTGTACACTGGGCAAAAACTTGGTCTTACATTGCCTCCAAGTGTAGCTATTAAAAATAATTTACGAAAAGCAGATTTATATACTTTTGAAAAAGGTATGACAAATCTTTGGCAAAAACATTATGACATGAAAGAAACAATGTTTTTCCCAGAAACTCAACAAAAAATAAGCGGTCAAGGTATTGGTTTAGATGAGTGGATGGACGCTTTAAATATAAGAAGAATAGCAGGTGATGTTGCTAATTTAACTACAGAAGAATCTGCTGCTATTGAATTAATAGAACAATATTTTAAAAAAATGAAACAAGAAGGAATAGATTCTGGTGTTTTGGGGTCTACTGCTTTTTTAGGTCAGCGTGTTATTGGTAAAGAAACAGAAATAGATTTAGCACAAGTTAAATTGCAGTCAATTTTAGCTAAAGAGCCACCTAAAAGTGCAAAAGGATTAGCTGAAAGAGAAGAACAAATAATACATTGGGAAGGTAGAATCAAACAACTTCAAAATGAACTTGGTGAACTTTCTACAAATTTAGAATATTTAAAAAATGCTGAGTTTAAAACATCTGGTCCTTCAGAACCATTTTTTATGCGTGAGTTTGATTCAGAAGCTATAGCTAAAGATGAACTTGGTCCTAAAATATTTAGAAAAACACTATTGGAGCATGTAAAGAATAATCCAAACGGTTTTGAATATAATAAAAAGAGTGGTTTATGGGAGGCAAAAGACTTTTCTAATAAACCTGCTGCTCAAAGTAATTATGTTGATGCTATTATAAGAGGTATTTTATCTGAACCTGATGGAACAACAGGTGTAACAAGAGATAGCGTTCATTATCCTAGTAGAAACTTAACAATACCTAATAAAGATATATTACCATTTATAAACACAAGTGTTCGAGACATTATTCGAAAATATAATATTAAAATAGGATCTAAAATAGATTTTGCTAATCAATT